CCAGCAAAAAGACCACTATAACCTGTCATGTATCTTAAATTTCTTGAAGAGTCTAAGATTGCAATTGATTGATTGCTTGTTACTTCTGTTCCAGATCCAGTAACAAATAGCGCTGGATTTTCAAAAGTCGCGGCGCTTACTTGAGATATTTCTGCATTAGCTCCAACAAAAGACATTGAAACTGTAGCTAAACTATTTAAACCTATACTTAATTCGTAGTTATTTAAATAAACATTACCTATACTTAATACATTATGACCATTAAAATCTGTATTAGCGTTAAGATCTTTGCCATTATCTTGAGCAATCACAACATAAAAATTTCTATCTTGGTTTGATGTAAATATTCCAGAGAATGGATTTTTATAACCGTCAGTTGTTATGCCCACATCCATGCCTACGAACTTTTCGTTCCACCCTCTGTTTAAATAATACTCTAGATTGAAATCAACATCTGGAGCTAATTGGCTATGTCTTATTGCAAAACTTCCAGTTCCAAGTTGTTTTAGAGGAGTGCGCTCAACATCAAAAGAAAATCCATATGATTGAATGAAGTCTAATTTAGCGACGCCAGATGCATTGCCCGGCGTTTGCATGGCACCGCTAGGCCCAGCAAATATCGCCTCCATTTCATAAGATATATATTGTCTAGGCATTAGTAAGCCCTCCTTACTCCTAATGGGTCTTCTAGCATTGTGACTGATATATCATTCACATTTTTATATACAAATGTATGCTCCCACTGCGGGGCATAAAAATATTTATTCTGATTGTATATCTTTGGAAATTTATACTGAAACTTTCTATATCCTTGCTTACTTATCAAGAAATGTAAAATGCAACGAGCTTCGGCATCACTAATTCCTTTAAAATCAATTTTGAATTGTCTTAATACATTTGCGTGCAAACCAAAATTAGTTCTTTTAGTAAAAGAATACGGTAATTCAGTTTTTATAACTGAAGTTTCTTTCGAGGCTTGAGCCGAATACGTTGGCTGAAATTCAAATTCGCGAGTCCATTTATCAGCATTTGGAATCGTGTTAGATGCAGCTATAGACGAAGATGTAAAAGCTGACCCCGTGCAATAATAAAAAGATTCGTAAAGATTTCCAGTATTGCTGGGATAAGTCGAATTTCCAGTATAACGAACAACATCATATTTTGAATAACTTGTTGCCGCAGCCCAATCATTTTTAATATTTGATCCTGTTATCAATAAATTATTCCAATTTAATAAAGTAGATATTTGATCTGTACTGACGCTAACTGTTATATTGTGCAAATCATTTTCGTTATAAGTATTGTCGATATTATTGACGAAACAATTAAATGGCTTATAAATTTGAGCGGCATCAGTGTATTGAAAAAAACCTGTACCATGTAAGCTCTCAAAAAACCCAAGAATTTGTCTTGCTTGTTCTTGCTTGCGATTTTCAAATGGCATTGATATTTGCATTTGCAAATGATTAAGGCCCTTTGGCATTGTATAAAAGTAATTATCAACAGTCGTGTATTCTGTTAATTCTGACGAGAAAGAAACCTGCATTCCATACGAAGGAGTAAATGTGAACGACGAGGGAATCGTTCCTGTAACATTTTGATCTCTGTCGTATAAAAATGACATTATAAAAATCCTTGATAATTAAGAGTCATTATGGCATCATCTGTTGCGCTTGTATTTATTGATTCTCCAATAAGTTCCATATTTGACATTGTGAAAGTTCCTAGCGAGCCTATCTGTATATTAATATTTTTTTTATTAGAATCTATAACGAAATCAAAAGCTCTTTTAGATTGATAATCGTCAACAGCTATTGAAAATTGAGCAGTAACTTTATAAGGTCTTGTAGTTACAACGTCGATCAGCCTATTTCCGCTTGCTCCGTAAAATGCTTGTCTATTGCATTCAACATTATAGGTGAATGACTCGACGCGATTTGTTCCTGTTCCATCGCATTGAACCAAGATATCTGCTGGTCTAACTAAAGCTAATGTTCCAGTTTGATTATTTGTCGTGGAAATTAAACCTGTACCTATGTTGCCAAAAACAGAAAAATCAGCGTTTAAATTTGGGAAATTTCCAACTGAACAAGAAACAGAATAAGAATTTAAATAGCCAGAATGAAAGCCAAAATTTGTATTTCTGGAATTATAAAATAAACCGCCACTTACCCCAAAAGTTCCCGTCATTCCTGTGATAAAGTCATTAGGAGAAAGGTATTTTTGTATGCTTAAATTAGATTGTGGTGGACCAGATGTGAATGTTCTAAATTTATTATAGCCTATTACATTTAAATGGTCAATCGGCAGCGAATAGCCAAAGTTAACATCAGCGACTCCAAAAAGTTTGTAGCCGCTGAGAAAAACTTCAACATCGTAGTTCGCTGTTGATAGTTTAGCCATTATCTAGTTCTGAGTGTCCCCCCTAAACGCTTTTCCTCGTTTAAGGTTTCTAACACTACAGCCTTTATCCTTTCTGACATTTTCTTGTAATCTACACCGCCTTGATTTGAATTTCCTTGAGTCTCTGACTGAGAGTTTTGTCCAGTAACATTAATGCTGATATTAACATCACCCATCATTTTTGCATTACTCTCCGTTGTAGTCGTAGTTGGCGCAGAAGTTCCAACTTCGCCTCCATCGGCAAATCTTGGCATACGGCCTTGATTCATTGAATCAAACATTCTTTTACCGTATTTTGATGTAGCGCCACGATTCATTACATATTCGCCGCTCATTAATAATGCTGGGATATCATCAGTTGGGCCACCTGAAGCATAGCGGCGAATCATTCCTCCATAAGCGCCTTTTACTATATATGGAGTCATGGTTGTAGCTGTACCCTTGTATGATCCAGCTGCTACTTTACTATTAATTGGATTTATTTTGCTAGCTCCGTAAGAAATGGCCGCGCTTGCGACAGTAGATATTAACTGTCTTGTCAAAGCTTTCCTTTCCTGCTTTTCTCTTTCTTTTTGCTGTTTTTCAAAATCAGATTTATTTTTTAATATATCAAGAGCTTGTACCTGAGCGCCCCGAACTTCTTGACTAATTGTATCGTCTCCCAATAAAGCATATCTGGACAATCTTTGACTTTGATCTTCAAGATTTATAAATGCCGAACTCGCTCCCCCTCTTAAAACATCAGTTGCTCCACTCGTTGTGGTTTGATTTGCGAAGGCTCTTAAGGCATCTTCTCCAGAAATTGCTCCTCCTCCACGAACACCAGGAATAAACATTCCTCCATTATTCATTTTTGCAAGATTAGCGGCGCCATATTTTTCTACGGCTGATTTTCTCATAACAAATTCTCCTCCAGTAAGAAGCGCAGGAACGTCGTCTTTATATCCACTACCTCCTGTGATAAGGCCGCCAGATGCTTTTTTCTGGAAAAGAGCTAGAGAAATATTATCGGCTGCATTTTGCATAAATGCACCTTGTAATGATTTTAAAAATCCAGTAGCTACACCTCTTAAAGCAGAACCAAGATCATCGGTTTGAGATATTGCCGCAGTCATTGCATCTCTCATTCCATCTCTAAACAAAGTAACTGTTTCTTTGCCTAATTTATTTTGAAAAGCGTCGGTTTGAACTACAAGTTCATCAGTAGCCGCCCTCATTCCAGATCTAAACGGGCTTTCTGCTTCTTCAACAGCAAGGTTAGTAGCTACTCTTTGTGCCGCTATTCTATTTTCCATTTGAGCAGTTAAATATCCTTCAGCTTCTGCTCTTCTTTCCATTGCTGCCGTTGCGTCTTCTTCAGCGACTCTCTGTAATTCATTAGCGGCGTTAAGTAGCCGCGTCTGTTCTAAAGTTACAGTCTGGGTATTTGAAACCATAGCGTATGCCCCAGAAATATCTTCTATACTTCTTGCTTGACTAATTTTTAATCCTACAGACCTTTTTTCTTCTTCTGATAAATGAGTAAGTGCATTTGCCGCAGCCTCAACTTTACTTCTGTATACTTCTAAAATACTGCTTTCATCAGCTGCTCTTTTTTCTGAAAATTTAGAGCGCTCAGAAGTCTCAAATTGAGCAAATTTAGCAACAGCTAATTCTGCTCTGCTAGCTCTTGTTTGTGGACCGCCAGCCTGTCTAGCCTCTATTGCAGAAACTTCAGATTCAGCTTTAAGATTTTTAATTTCAGCGGTAGCTCGTCTTATAGAGTCCACTCTTTCACGATCTATCGACGCTATTTTTGTTTGTATATTAAAAATACTTTGCAATGCAGCCCTTTGTATTTCAGCATATTTATTCTGTTCTGCTAAAAATTTCCTAGCGTTCTCTTGCGTCGTTAAAGTATTTTGCTCAATAGTATTTTTTGTTTTGGCATTTGTTATCGCGGTTTGAGATCCAGCAGCTGCTTTTATCGCGAGAGCTTGAACTTCTTTTTCTATCGAAAGAAAATCTCCAGAAGCTTTAGCTTTTTCAAGAAGAGCGTTTAATGACTGTTCGTCTACAGTAGCCAAAGCTCCCTTTTGTGATAATTCTTTTATTAAATCTTGAATGCCTTGCGATTTTGATGTTCTTAATCTTCCTTGAAATTCTAATTCTTTTATTGACTCATCGTTTGCAAATTTTTGCAATTCGGTTAATTTTTCTTGATTTTTTAAAGCATTGCCTTGAGCTACCACTCTTGCCATAAAAGCTTTATTTTCTCCTTCATTAAAAGCTAATGAAATTTCATTTAATTTGGTAGCCAAAGCGATTCTTTTATTAATTTCTTCAGCCTCTTCTCTTGCTTTTTTTGCCAACTCTTCGGCAGCGTCTTTTCTCTTTTTTTCTTCTTCATTGATCTCTTTTAGTTTTTTTCTAATAACATCATATTCTGCATTTGTTTGATCGTCTTGCCCTCCTTGTTTAAATATTCTACTGCGTAGAACTGCCGCTCTGTCTTCTATAACTTTTTTATCACCAGTCTTAATAAAATTTTGCGCTGTTGCTTGCCCAGCAGCTTTTGCCTCTTTGTTTTCTAAACGATCCATTGCAATACTTTCCAAAGAATCAACAACTGTACCTATTATTGCTGCTGCTATTGCAATTTGCGGCGCTCTTTGTCCTGCCGCTCCGATAATTCCCTTCGCGCCCCCTTGGCCAACCATACCTTTTGTCATATCCTTTATCTGACCACCCAATAAAGCTCCAGTTGTAGCCGCTTGGGCAGCTTTAGAAACTATTGAAATAGCATCTCCAAAAAGTCTTACTCCTCCAGTTGTATTTTTAAAAGCTTGCTCTAAACTTGCATTTACTGTCATTAACGCTCCAGTTACATAAAATAGTTTCTGAATGCTCTGAGACGCCTGTTCTGTTTCTTGGCTTAACTGTTCATTTTTTTTAGTCAATTCTTCGGTTTTTTTTGCCGCTTTTTCAAATGAAACTGTAAGTGATCCGCCAGCAGCCTTAGTAGCTAATTCAAGTTCTTGTTGTTCTGCTCGTTTTCTCGCTCTTTCTATGTCAGATGGAGAATCTGGCCTATTTCTGCTGGCAAAATTTGGAATTTTTCCATTAGGCTCATCTCTTGTGTTTATAACCGCAAGACCATCTGGATTTTGCGCGTTTCTTAAACGTCCATCTTGAGTTATCCGAATTGCGCTTGGATTAACTCCAGCGGCCATTTCTCGTCCAATTGCATCTTTTAATGCGTCTTGTGCAAAATTTGGAATATATCCAAGAGCTGCTCTTTTTACTGGGGAGATTAATCCAAGAGCCTTTGCGGATGGGTTGTTCGTAATTCCAAATTTTGATTCATATTTTTGACTTAAATATCTTTCAACATCACTTTTCGAATTGAAGGT